GTAGGTTTGAGCAAGCCCCCTAAGGCCTTCATAAGTTTCTTCTAATTCGTGTCTTTTTTCACCTGAACTCCTGACTGGTCTTAGTAGGTCTGCATAATCTACCAATATCATGTCCGGCTCAATTCCTCTTTTGCGAAGCTTCTCAATGTGATTCTTCAGAGTTTGAGTCGAAGCAGACTTGGTGGGATATTCTTTAATTATTAGCGTTCCATCTATATCTTTGATTTTGTCAACAATTTCTTTTTGTCTCATTCGATGTTCCTGCAAAGGAACGTCTGTAATGCAGCAATCAAATCTTTGACCTACTACAGTGTCCTTAAGCTCGAGAGTGTAGTATACAACTGTTTTTCCTTGTAATAATGCTTGTGAGGCAAGGTGAACCATTACCATAGACTTACCAGCGCCTGTTGGAGCAATAACTACGCCCAGTTCAGACTTACCCAATCCTCCTTTACAAATTTCATCCATTCTAGACCAACCGGTTGATGTTGGATCTCTAGAGATCAACTCAAATCGTTTTAACAGGTCTTTGCGAAAGTCGTGACCAAAGTTGTTGTCAGTGCCTAGCACCAATGCTTCTTTGATTACTTTCTCTATCTCTTCGAATGAAGATGACTTAAGTAAAGAAGCAGATTTAATCATTGCCCCTTTTAATACTTGTTTGCGGCAAAAGTCGATTGCCTTATCTTTAATGTATTCTGCTTCTTCAACCCCTTCAGAATTGTGAATCCCTGCATAGAACTTTCTCACGGCTGTTGCTGTGGCTTTATCATGATGGTTTAGTTCTGTCCTCAACAAAGACATCATCACTTCAGAATTAGGGTGAGTGTTGTATTTGTTGCGGTAGTTGATAAGTGTTTGAGCAAATATTTGTAAGTATTTTAGCTCGAAAAAGTTGATATCCAACACTTCCATGATTTGATCAAAGAATGGTCTGTCTTCCAACATCAGTTGGCATAATTTTTCTTGGAAGTTTTTTCCAAACCTCACAAAGGTTTCGTTTTCCATTGTATTCATATTGTCCTCCGTATATGATCTAATATAACACGATTCAAAGATCATGTCAAGTATTTTTTTATCTTTTTATACTTCTTAAGATGTATTGAAGTGCATCAAAGTTGAGATGACCGGCGTCATCGTCAAATAGCATTTGTGTAAATTTTATTTTGTCAAAGTATGGATCAAAATCACTTACGGCTTTTGTTATAAGTTGTCTGTTTAAAGGTCTTATGTTGGGATAGTAAAGTTGCATGATCTTGTAGTTTTCTTTTATAAGAGTCTCGCCTGTTTGAATGTTTTCATGGATCTTGAGTTTCTTGGCTTGCATCGCACAATCTCTGATGATGTCAGATACTTCATATTCATCTTCTCGGACAAGGTAAGGGAACCTTTTTGCTATTGTCTTAAGACCAGCTCCTCTAATACCCGGCAAGTTATCAGAAGCGTCTCCTGCCATTGCACGAGCCAAGGCAAAATTCTTTGGATGAATCTTGAATTCATTGATTATCGAATCCTTGGTCATGACCTTTTTCTGTATCGGTCTGTAAATAGAAACGTCTTCACGACAAAGCTGAAAAAAGTCTTTATCAGATGAAATAATTGTCTTGTGCCAACCTTTGTATTTGTCATGGTTTATAACATGCGCTATAATGTCATCTGCTTCGGTAAAGTCAGCAACTAGTTGAATAACAGGCATCTGGTTTAGATACTCCATAAGTCTGACTTGTTGGTATCCTTTGTTTGCTTGTTCTTGATCTGGCGATAGTTCGATCATTCTGCGGTTGAACCTCACCGGTTTCCGACCACCTTTGTAATCCTTGTTCATTGAACGCTTTCTCTGGGAGCCTTCATGGCCATCCCAAGCGACGATAATCTCGTCGGCGTTAAAATCCCTTGCCACCTTCTGTAAAGACTTTAGAAAGCCAATGGTGCCTCCCACAGGGTTACCTTTGCGGTCCATATGTGGACTGATTACATAAGAGCGTAGAAACATATTCAACGCGTCAATAATAATAACGTTTTTCATTTATCCTCCGTAATTATTTTATCAATTATATCTATTGTCTGTTTGGGGCAGGATGTTTCAAAACCCAAATCTCCCGCTAATTCATAAGCCTCTTTATCGTTCCCATTGGGGCCGCATCGGTCACCAACAAAGTATATTTTGTCGTATTTGTCAAAAATTTTAAAGGCAAAGGTTTTGTCCCAACCTTCAGGGTAGATGTCGAACGATGTGTCACCGCCCATTTTGACCACCACATTTTCCAGACCAGAAGTATCAAACTCTTCTCTGGTGGTTTTTAGCCACTTGTGTCGAATCCAACCATGTTTGTCCCACAGAACCCAAGATGACCTATCGGCATTAGACGCTTGGCGACCAATAGGGCACCAATTTAAAGTTGAACCTCTGTAATTTATAAAGTGACCAGTGATTGGGATGTGCCTGTTTCCATTGATTAATGAAAGTTGTAGGTTGGTTATGATTCTTATCATTCTTCTCCATTTTTCTTCTCCCAATTCTTCTCTCATGTTTTTTTCATAGACTTTAGCAAATTCGCTATTGTGAATTCTGTAGTATTTTGTTCCATTGCAAGGCATGATGTGGATCATGGTTCTATCTAAACCTATGTGATCAAAGAAGCTCTCACATTGTTGCTTTACGTATTCTAAATCTGAACCGGTCACAATTCCAATTTCAAAACCAGATTTTTGTAATTCTATTAGTTTGTTAATTACGTCCCAAGTTATTGCTTGTCTTGCGGGCGTCAGTGTGCCGTCCATATCGAACAGGACTATTTTCTTCATGTTTCCTCCGAGTCGTATATGTATTATAACATATCTCGAAGGGTTTGTCAAGTTTAATTAAAAAAATTCATTTTTGCAGGATTTGGATATATTATATTGACCGTTCCTGCTTGACCATAAACGGACATTCTAGCTGTTATCGGCTCTTGCAATTTAGGCGCTAATGCATCATTAAATTCATTCGCGTGCGAAAGGTGCTTAAATCTTAATCCGATTAAATTGTTGTATTCCGATTCTCTAATTACTGGGTCTTTTCTTAAGATATATTCCTCAAGGGATTCAACAAATGAAGCTGCCTGCTTTCCATCTTCGAAAGACTTTGCGAACAAGTCTGTAATTTTATCAAGATGTGGAAGTGGTGTTGGCGCCATTGCTTCCAAGATCATTTGTTTTAGTCTTTTTGTTGTAAGTTTCATAGGTGGTCTCCGCAATCACCATAAATAGTGCTTTAAAAACAAAAAAAGCCCCGATGGAGGACCAACGAGGCTGATGAGTTACCTTCAGCATTTAAGCTTCTTCGGACTCTCCTTCGAGACCAAAGTTCTTGCCTTCGGACTCAAATTTTCTAATGATTTCTTCATCCATGATGTCGAACACAACAGAGCGGAACTCTGGGTCTTGAAGCTTTTTGATCCACTGCGATCTTTGGAATTTGTATTCCTTGCCGTCTCGGTCAAATATCTTGTTCCAAGCACCAGGCTTGAAGCGATCAGAGCCAGACGCCCTCAATGCTTCTAACCACGACTCTTCATCTTGAATGCCAACGTCTTTACCCCAGAGAATCTTAAAGCCACAAGTGCGGCCCTCAGACCCGAAGCGAGACTTCTCAACTTTCACCTTGACTTCAGAACCGATTCTAAGACCGGATGGGTCAGTGACGTAAGAGGCTTTTGCTTTACGCTTTGTAAGCCAGATACGAAGCGAACAGAAGTATTCGATTGCCTTTCCACCGGGAGCAACAAAAGGTGTTGTCATGGCTTCTGCGACGTTTGAAGTAATGTTCGTCTTAAGTTGATTAATCAACAGCAATGTGCACTGCTGATTTGCCAATGGGATAGTGAGTTTCGGGAATGCTTTCGCAAAGATCCGAGGCTTTACCGCCATTGACGATTGAGGATTGAAGTCACCTTCTAAATCTTTCTCAGAAGATGTTGCTGCGATTGAGTCCCAGATAAACAAAAACTGTGTCTCCGGATATTGACCCATTAGATCCTCAATAGTTTCCAAGGTTTTCTCTACCGAAACTGCTTGGATATACAAGAAATCATTGTTAATATCGATACCGGAGTTCAAAAGGAACGCAGGATCAATAGCGGACTCTGCGTCAAAGTAGACGACGCAATGCCCTTTCTTTTGTGCTTGTGCAGCAATTTGACAAGCCATGTAAGACTTACCAGCCGATGAAAGACCAGCAAGCTCGGTGATCTTCCCAACAGGAAGTCCAGCCATCTTACCTCGGCAAATGATAGAGTCCAACCAGCGTGAACCAGTTGGAATCCATTCTTTGACTTCAGTAGGATTGTCTTCATTTAAGTCGTGGGCTATATCTAGCCCGACTTTTTTATTGACGAATTTCTTCATCGCATTAATGTCGATCTTTCCTGCTTTGGTCATTTACTCCTCCTCGGAAGTCGCTGTATCTTCAGCTTCCTCTTCGGTGGTTTCTTCGGTTGTCTCTTCGACAACTTCTTCTTCAGCAACTGCCGAATCTGTTTCTTCCTCTTTGTCTCCGCATGCGAAGAAGAGGGTCATCAATAATGTAGTCATATCTACTCCTTATATTAGTTATGAGGCACCTGTAAACCCGTGCCTCCCTGCGGTTATTACTTAGCTAAATAAAGAATTATCTCTAGCCCATGTAATAATATTTTTACTTATGATGTCTATCTCATGTGGTTCCCATTTTACATATTTGTAAAAACCTTTTGGCTTACGACCTTTGTTAGCAGTCAAAAAGACCTTGTTCCACTCTCTCATCAAAGCAGCGGCACCATAAGTGCCATAGTTATTAGAAGAATCATACTTAAGTTCGGACACCCAATTTTTTATGTCACCGAGTTCATCCGAAGAATCTCGAACTTTTGAAATAAATTCAACTAACCTATCCACACCGGATTGACCGGAAGGGATTCTATTTTTCGACATATGAATGAATGCCGTTAGTGCAAACAGGGTTGACACTGGTATTTCATCTATATCTTCAAAACACTCTTTGATTACATCGATTGCTTTCACGATATTTGGTCCACACTTGGACCCCCACTTTGTGCCCTTAGGGTCTCCAGAAATTTCGTTTCCAAGAATCTTTTGCAAGATTCCCAAACCTTCAACCAGAGGCGTATCTGCACTCTTGTGACTATGATGTAAGCATATCCCTGATGATTTTGCTAGAGCAAAAGTATCGCATGATTTGTTGTGCCGAGGACTATTTTTATTAGCCAAGTCCTGTAGAAACTTATCATACTTAGATATTGCGGAAGAATTTTTATCTTGAGTATTAAAAAGTCTACGACTTTCTGAATAGTCACTAACAATTCTAACCATTGCTGGGACTTCAAATATACCATTCATTATAGCAGCATGTGCTCGACCACCGCCATCACGAATAATAAAGATGTCCTCATCAACAATATAGTCAACACTAATTGGTTCAAAAAGTTTTACATCGAACTCTTTGGCCATTCCTAAGATTTTTGCCTTACGACCTTCATCAGAAAGGGCATTGCGTTGACCCCAATCTTCACGAATCTCGGCATTCCTGATATCAAATAGTGGAAAAGAATATGATTCGTGCGTCACTGATGTGAAGCTGGGAATTATTTTATGAACCTTTTGGTTCGCTCGCCATATCATGAAATCGGTTGGGACTTCTGGATATGTTTTTAGATTCTCTTCTATTGTGTATCGAACGTCTCGATTCGAAGTTTCTTCAATATACTCTTCAGAAACATCCGAGGTATATTGCATTTTTAAATTTGACATATTAACTCCTAAGTTAGTCATGTAATGGACCTAGATAAACTCATCTAGGCAATCTCATAGCAATCCATTGCTAGAGAAAAAGTAAAAATTAAAAAATAAAAAGCCACCCCTTTTAAACCAAGGGCGGGTGGCGTTCCCTTACAACACAGGAGGACCTACGACTTAATCTTCTTGCATAAAAGCAGCGAAAGCGGCATCGACTCCGGACTCTTTCTTTTTAAACTTTTGAGTTTCAGACGAAGAGGACTCTGCTGAAGAGTCGGAGGACAGATAACCATCCAGCAAAGCCTGAACATCTTCCGTTGATTTGACATCGAATAGATTGTCAATCACAGGAACAGAGTCTAACAGATCTTGGCAATCAGCAATCGAGTCGTCACAGAGGACAGAAGGACGACGTCGTGGCTGTAATGTGGTTTTTGGGAAGGACCCAGGTGTTCCAGGGATTGTATAGGTCAACTTGATATCAGTTCCAGTTTGAGGGTCTGTAATATCTCCATAGTCAGGATCAAGAACATACCCCAAAAGGGTCTCATACGCTGTTTTACCATACGCCCAGATTTTCACACCTTCGGCTTCGTTACCACGAACCAAGACTGGTGAATAATACCGCTTTCGAGCGAACAACTTTTTAGCTTCATTCTTTAGATTTTGATCGTCATTTTCAACACCATCTCGCCAAAGCTTTGATGCAAAGTCACAAATTGGACATTCGCCTCCGTCGTTACGCTTATTGCAATAGATTCCAGGGTTTTTTCCCACATTATAGTGGAAATGAAACTCGCGGAACGGGTCACCATCTTGAGTTGGAAGGATTCTTACCATTTGGTCTCCAGCTTTTGGTCGCCACATAGTAGATTTACTTCCGGATGGTTTACCACCACTTTTTGATGCATTTAATTTTGCACGCATTGCTTCAATATTAATAGCCATAATTTTTCTCCTAAGTTATGATATTATTTTTTTGTGTTTTGTCACTAAGGTAAGCAGGGTTTCAACCATACTCCCATTCTTATTATAACATATCCAAAAGGGTATGTCAAGTAATTTCTTCATTTTTTTTCATTTTTTCTGATAATTTCCAAA